GACATCTTGACTCACACTATCCAGCAGTAACGGAGTCGTCACGACTGACGTTGCCGGATGGAGAGCAACCGTCTGTGATCGCGGTGGCGCACACGTACGACAGTGACGGCCCGTATCAAACGGTGGTGTTCTGGTGAGCACGAAGATCACGCTGGTTGGGCTGGACAAGGTTCAGTCGCTCATGGCGAAGGGCGGCACGGTCGGCGTTGATGTTCTCACTGACGTGCTCCGCGACGACTCACTGATCGCATTCCGCAACAGTCAGCGAATGACCCCGCACGCTGATGGTCCGCTCCGTGGATCGGGTGTGGTGCAGCCTCCCTCAGTCACCGGGTCGAGCGTTGAAATCTTGCTTGGCTACGGCGGCGCTGCTTCGGCATACGCTCTGTACCAGCACGAAAATCTGGACCTACGGCACCCTGATCCGACGAACCCGCACAGTGACCCGAAAGGGCAGGCGAAGTATCTGGAAACGCCAGTGCGGGACCAGACCAAGGGTCTTGCCGGTCGGCTGCGGGCTGAACTCGAATCGAGGCTGACATGAGTGCCACAAGTGCGAACGTTGCAGGGCTGATTGCTGGCTCTGGGCTGGGCTGGACCCTTGCCACGAATCTGTTCACCGGCGGCTTGCAGGACGGTGACGACGTTGCTGCTGTGCAGGCTTCGGTGTCGATGTACTCGGGCACTGCTGACGAGACGTTCACGCACTCGATGATGCGACCGCAGGCTCAGGTGACGATCCGTGGGAATCGGGACTCGTATGCGGAAGCTGAGAAGGCCGCGTTTGCGATGTGGGACTTCCTTGCGAACGTTCGCAATGTGGATGTCCCCGCGACGGTTGGCTCGCAGGTTGTTGGCCCGGTGAAGATTCAAGCGTTGACACCCTCGGGCACGGTCAATCCGCTGGGGAAAGATGACCAGCAGCGTAGCCTGTTCAGTATGAACTTCACGGTGACGGTATGACTCAGATCACGAAGGGCGATGCTCTGCTCGCGATTGACGCGGCTATGGCTGCGTTGTCGACGGCTCGTGTCCTCGTTGAAGCGATCGGTGACGAACCGGCAGAGGTCGACGGCGGCTGCAAGCACATCCGGCAGCACCAGACTTTCACCAGCAACGTCTGCCGCGACTGCGGAGAGGAACTGGGCGTGCCTGTTTCGGATGACTCGACTACCGCAGATAGCATTTCGTCGGAGGTATCGCAATGATGGAGCTCAAAGTGCTGGTCGGGTGCAACTACCCGCCGGACAATACACGCGCTGAACCGGGCGATCTGATCGAGGTCGACGCGAAGGTTGGTGCTGCTTTGGTCGCTGCGGGCGCTGGGGAGCCCACTGAGGCACCCAAAGCGAAGCGTTCGACTACTAAGACCACCAAGTCCACCTCGAAGGCCCAGAAAGGCACGGAGGCATAATCAATGGCTATTCACGGCAAAGCGACTGGGATTCTGCTTGGCGGTTACGACCTGACGTCAATGTTGAACCAGATCGCGACACCGCAGTCTCTCGATACGGCGGACGTGACACCGTTCGGCGAGACAGCGAAGAAGTACATCCCCGGAATGGCTGACGCAACCGTCTCCATGAGTGGGTTCTTTGAGGGCGATGCAGCGGCGACTGAAGAAATGCTTGACGTCGCGTCTGACACTGCTGAAGCAATCATCGTGACCTACGGGCGCACGTTTGCTGTCGGTCAAGAGTGCAAGTTCGCCAGTATCGTCCGTAGCGCGTTCGAGGTGTCGTCCCCAGTGGGCGATGTCGTCTCGATCACCGGCGCGGCTCAGGCCGATGGTGGGCTGAAAACTGGTCGGACGCTCATGGCGCGACAGGAAGTCACGACTTCACCTGTGACCGGCACGGTTGTGGATAACATCACGACGACGACGAACGGTGCGTTGGCTGTGCTGATCCTCTCCGACAACACGCTGGACGATGAAGCAACCGTTCTCGTGCAGCACTCGGATGACAACTCTGTGTGGGTCGACCTCGGCACCTTTGCGGTCGCCCCCGCCCTGACTGTCGCTTCGGAAATTCTGGCTATCTCCGGAACGATCAACCGCTACGTCCGCGTAGTGGTTACTCTCGCTGGCTCAACTGGGTCAGCGATAACCACTGTCGCGCTCAGTCGCGGCTAGAGCAAGGGAGTACGCTCATGGCCGTTCACGGCAAGAGTACATTTATCAGCATTGCGGACGCGGCGGGAACTCCCGTCGATATGTCGGCTGATATGAACCAAGCGGGCCTGTCACGGTCTGTCGATACTGCGGAGTCGACTGGCTTCGGCGAGGTCGCGAAGAAGTACGTCGCTGGCATGGAAGATGCAACGTCGTCGTGGAGTGGTTTCTTTACCGCCGCGCAGGATGCTGTTCTCTCCGGGCTCGTTGATGCGCTTGCTGCCGGGACGATTGACTCGACCGAGATGGTGTACGGCCCAGCGGGTTCTGCCACCGGCAAGGTCAGCTACACGCAAGACGTCATCATCACCGGCTACGAGGTGTCCGGATCGGTCGGCGACCTCGTGACAGCTACCGTCTCGATGCAGCGAACTGGTCCGTCCGTTCGCGGCAGCTTCTCCTAACGAACAACGCCGTCTAGTCGGGTAGAGTGCACCTATGAGTATTCGCGATACAATCTTTGCCGCTGACGACATCCGTGAAGAGGTAGTTGAAGTTCCAGAGTGGGGCGTCGATGTGAGGGTCCGTGGGCTTACCCTCGGCCAGCGCAACGACGCTCTCACTGAGTCCCGTGGTGAGGACGGCGTTCTTAGCCTGTCTCACTACTACGCACTCATTCTGATTGCCACTGTTCTCGAACCTGAGAGTGGCAATCACGTGTTCCTAGAGACCGACGTTGACAAGATTCTTGGCAAGTCGAGTGCTCCCGCTGACAACCTCGCGAAGAAGGCTTTGTCGCTTTCTGGTCTGCCTGAAAAGGGCGACGTGCAGGCTGGCGTTGATGCAGCGGGGGAAGACTCTTCTACGACGGAGAGCGACGTACCCGGTATCTAATCGCGGATCGACTTGGGCGGACCCTTGGCGAGTTGGAATACGGCTCGCCGGGGCACCGCCCATTGTCGATGTCGGAGTACCTAGAGTGGGTAGCCTTAGTCACGATTGTCGAACCGCACGAGCGCAAGAAGGCCGAGTCTCACAAGCGGATCAACAGCAGGTCTAGGAGGCGATAATGTCCAGCGAAGTCATGTCAGTCATGGCGCGGCTCGAAGGTGACGCGAAGAGTTTCATTGCCGCGTTCGCTGCGGGCAGTGATGCACTCTCCGACATCCAAGCGTCTGCGAGCAGCACGGCAACAGGGGTTGCTAGTTCGACTGATCGCATGAGCAAGTCAATGGCTACCGTTTCGGACAGTGTTGGCGATGTTGCTGGCGATATTGACGACTCCACGAAAGAAGCTGGTGATGCTTTCGAGGACTTGGGCGATGACGCTAAAGATTCTGCTAACGATGTGGATAAAGCTGGGGATAAGTCAGCCGATGCGACGGAGAAGTCCAGCGGTCGGATGTCGGGAGCTCTGAAGAACGCTGGCACCGCGTTCGGTGTAGCTGCTCTCGCGGCGGGTGTTGCGGCAGCAGGCATGGTTGCTGCTTCGGTCGCGGCGTTTGGTGAGCTAGAGCAGAACCTTGGCGGCTCAGAGGCCGTGTTCGGCTCGTACGCTCAGACGATCCAAGACACCGGTGTTGCGGCGTATAAGAACCTCGGAATCTCGCAGTCGGAATATCTGGCGACGGCAAACAAGATGGGTGCGTTGTTCCAAGGCTCCGGTATCGCTCAGGTTGACTCGCTGAACATGACGCAGGACGCGATGCAGCGGGCCGCTGATATGGCCTCTGTCATGGGAATCGACATGAGTGTCGCGATGGACTCGGTGGCTGGTGCCGCTAAGGGTAACTTCACGATGATGGACAACCTCGGCGTGGCGATGAACGCAACGTCAATCGAGGCGTATGCGCTCGGTGAGGGCTTCACGGACTTCTCGTTCTCGACGGCGACTGCTGCTGAGAAGGCAGACATGGCGATGAAGATGTTCATGGACAACACGTCGCAGTATGCGGGCAACTTTGCGAAGGAGTCGACGGAGACGATCACCGGATCGTTGGGGCTGTTGCAGGCTTCCACCTCGTCGCTGCTTGCTGGCCTCGGAGACGCCAACGCAGATACCGGCCAGTTGGCCGGAAACGTTGTGGATGCGTTCCAAGCTGTTGTGAACAACGTGGTCCCGATCATCGAGAACATTGCTGATGCTTTACCTGAAGCACTGGGCACGATGGTTGACGCCGCTGGCCCTCTCATTGGCTCTCTCGGGGGCGTGATTACTGGTCTGATCCCCACAATCCTCGACGCTGCTATGGGGCTTGCTGAGGCACTGCTGGAAGGCATATCGGGAACGCTCCCTGAATTGATGACCATGCTGCCGGGTGTGATCGTTTCGATGGTCGGCTCGGTCGCGACTCTGCTCCCGCTGCTTATCACCGCTGGTATGCAAGCGATCACCGCGCTCGTGCAGGGAGTTGCGGCAACGTTGCCGACTTTGATCCCCACGATTGTTCAGGGGCTCCTCGACGCGGTGAGCGCTTTGATCGAGAATCTGCCGTTGTTGCTGGACGCTGGCGTGCAGATGATCTTTGGTCTGATCGAGGGTCTGATTACCGCTTTGCCTATGCTGATCGAGCAGTTGCCGACGCTCATTGTCTCGATCATTGACTTCCTAATCAACGCGATCCCCATGCTGATCGAAGCTGGCATCGAATTGTTCCTGTCGATCGTTGACGCGCTCCCCGAAATCATCACTGGCATCGTTGCAGCTATCCCGAAAATAATCATGGGCATCCAGACTGCGATGATGTCTGCGATTCCGACGTTGATCGAGGCTGGCATCAAGCTGCTGATCGCGATGGTGACGGCAATGCCGACGATCATCAAGACGATCGTTGCTGCTATCCCGCAGATCGTGACTGGGCTTGTGACCGCGATTATGGATTCGCTCCCTGAAATGATTTCTGCGGGTAAGGACATGATCACCGGGCTGTGGGAGGGCATCAAGAACGCAGGCGATTGGCTGTGGCGTCAGATGTCGAACTTCTTCGGCGGAATCATCGACAAGGTGAAGGGTCTGCTAGGCATTCACTCGCCGTCGACAGTGTTTGCTGAGATGGGCGAGAACTTGGGCCTTGGTATGGCTAAGGGTGTCGAGGCTTCCACGAAGGACGTGCAGGCTGCGATGAACGCGATGGTTGCTGTTCCTGAGATGGATGCGATGAAGCTTTCGTTGTCGACGTCGGGTAGCAGCAAGTATGCAAGCAACGGCTGGGAGAACCGGGTCGGCAGTGATGGGTTGTCTCGTCCGCGAGACGATGACGATAAGCCGATGGAGTTGTCCGACGAGACGATTGATAAGTTGGCTCGTGCTCTGGCTAGTCAGGTGCGCGGAAACGACCGACAGGGCAAGCTGGCTCCTGCTGGCGTTGAGTAGAAGTGAGGGATTGACGTGGGCATTGCAAAGAACAAGTTTGACGGTCGTGAGTTCGAGTTTGAGCGCTCGGCTTTGCTAAAGGATCGTGTGATCGTGGACTTCGATCCCGGTCCCGATCTGCAAATTGGCATCTATTCGACTGAAGAGTTTGAGCTGACTTTTGATGTAGTCAAGGAATAGCTCATGGCCGATTTCTATACGACGTTCTCGGGCAATAGCCAGTACCGTCATCATTGTCAGGTCTTGCAGGGTGGGCAAAATGCTGCTGGCAATTACAGCTATGTCTCGGTCAATTCTTGGGTAGAGAAAACATCCGGCTCTGGCTATATGACAAGCAACTCCGGCAACACTTGTAGCGTCTCGGGTGACGTTGCTTTCGGTGGCGGGGCATGGGCTCCGTACAACTTTGCGAGCTATTCGTCGCGGCAGATTTTGTCTGGTGGCGGCAACGTCGCGCACGCCAGCAACGGTACGAAGGTTGCTTCGGGAGGCTATGCAGCTAATGACTCTGCTGGTGGAAACTTCGGTTCCGCTAACGGCTCGTGGTCGCTTGGTCTGACGACGATCGTGAACACTCCGGCGACCCCGACTTCGGTGGGGTGCAGCTACGTTTCCGATACTCAGGTTTCGGTGAGTTGGTCGCGTCCGACGGTGACGAACAATGCTCCGAACACGAGCCAGATTCGCAAGTCGGTCAATGGTGCGACTGCGGTGGAGTTGGCACCTATCTCGGTGACGACATCGGTGACGATTTCTGCTGAGGCGAACCAGAAAATCATCACAGCGGTTCGTGAGGCTAATGCGGCGGGGACTTCGGCGTGGTCGGCGAACTCTTTGGCCGTATACACCACTCCGGCGGCACCTACGGCTCTCACAGCGACGAAAGATGCTTCGCTGGATATAAACCTCGCGTTCACCTCGAATGTGGGCTTCACGGAGTACCAGCACGTCATTGAGCACGGCACCGTTGTTGGTGGAGTCACGACGTGGGATGGTAGCGAGCTTGCGACAGTGCTCTCTGGCGTCACGACTTACAAGCACGTTGCCCCCAATGCGGCACAGCTTCATGTGTACCGGGTGTTCGCCCGGAACCTCGACGCGGGCGCACTGTCGTCGGCAAAGCTGACCTCGAACACCGTTCAATTGTTGGCCCCGCCGAACAAGCCAACGTTCCCGTCGTTGGGTCCGTTTGTTGACAAGGCAAAGGACTTCACGCCCACGTGGGTTCACAACCCGGTGGACACAACGGCGCAGACAGCATACGAGTTTGGCTACTCGACCAACGGTGGCGCGGCATGGTCCTCGACAGGGAAGGTCACGTCGAGCACTCCGGCTAAGACGTTCGCTGCCTCGACTTATGCGGCTGATGTTGCGCTGACTGTTCGCGTTCGGACGTGGGGCCAAGCAGCGACCGGCGGCTCTGACGGCACCGGTGCTTCGCCGTGGTCGGACCAGACAACGGTGACGTTCAAGACTCGCCCGGTAGTGACGATCACCGGGCCTCTTGACGCGAGCACTTATGAGCGGGCTGCGCTGACGGTCAATCTTGGCTTCTCGCAGGCGGAGGCGGCAACGTTCGTCAATGCGACGATCAAGCTGTACGACGGTGTTGGAGCTCTCCTCGAAACACGGGTGTCGACAACTCGGGCAGCGACGTTGTTGGACACTGCGGTGGACAACGGTTCGTCGTACACGATCAAAGTCACGGTCATCGACTCGAATGGTCTTGTTTCGGATGAAGTGGAGTCGGACTTCGCGGTCGTCTACACACTCCCCGTCGCGGCAGCAGTCACGGCAACGTACCTGCCCAATTCGGGCATCGGCCAGCTTGACATCACGGTTGGTAGCCCCGGCGTTGGGGAAGTTGCCGCAGCGTTGGTCACGATCACGCGCACGATCAATGGCGTGGTTGAGACGATCCTGTATGAGTACCCGTCGTCGCCGACGTTGACGATCCTCGACATGACGCCAACGATTGTTGGCACGAACGAGTACCGGGTCACGACTATCTCTGAGGACGGGGCCACGGCCACGACGCTTGTGCTGATGGTGACGGCGGAAACGAAGTGGGCTTTCTTGTCCTCGGGCGCTGGGTATGCGAACATCATCAGCTTTGGTGCGGCGCTGACGTTGGGCTCAACTCCGACTCGATCATCGACGTTGGTGGAAGCGTCTGGTCGGAGACGGCCGATTGCTTTGTTCGGGACTTCTGGAACGTTGGAGGTATCGGGAACGACGATGTTGTTCGCGAAGTCGAGTCAGCACGGGTCGAGTCCTGCTGAGGTCGAAGAGTTCGTGCTGTCGGCAGGGATTGTCTGCTACCGCGATCCGTCTGGACGGCGCATGTTCGGGAAGGTGTCGGGAACTGTCGCTAGTTCCAACTCGAAGCAGAGCACGTTCGCATACATGATTCAAGAGACAAGCCGATGACTGTTGAGGTGCCGTCAGGGTTTGTACCCGTCAAGGTCTTGACTACTGACGAAGTGCTGTACGGAAACCGCACGACATCGTGGCGCTGGGAAGTCCTCGAACACGTGGGCAGCGTTGACTCGCTGATTGGCTATCTGGACGGGGTTGTTGTTGGTTCGGCGACTCTCGCAGAGTTGTTGTATGCCTCGGTCAAGGGTCGTGGTGGTTTGCGGATTGCCGACCTCGAAGTGGCACAAGCTGGGATGTTGCGGATACGCGATCTTGCTCTCTCCTCGATCCGGTTGCGCCCGGTGCAGGTCATCGAAGGGTTGCCGGAAATTGAGTGGGGGCTGTACCTGATTAGTGCTGCGCCGGAAGAGTGGTCGGATACTGGTCGTGTCTTGACAGTGGAGATACTCGACAAAGCGACAGTGCTTGCACAGGATGAAATTTCGGAGACGTACTCGGTCGATACGTCGACGCCGATTCTGGCGGCGGTGGCAGCGGTGGTTGCTTCTTCGGGGGAGTCGATTGAAGTCGATGCTGAGGTCACGAACACTCTGTCCTCTCCGATGGTGTGGCCTGCCGGGACTTCCAAGCTGACGATCGTGAACGAGTTGCTGGCGGCGCTAAATTACAACTCTTTGCGAGTCGATCGCAACGGCAGCTTCCGGGCGACTCCGTATGAGCTTCCAGTGGATCGCTCGCTGAAGTATGAATTGTTGAATGTGCTGCGCGAGTTGGTTGACGGCGAGAAGTCGATCTATGGCAAGGCGTGGACACGCGATCAAGACTTGTACGGCGTGCCGAATAAGGTCATCGCGGTGCAGTCTGCAACAGGTGATGCTGAGGCGTTGGTTGGCGAGTACACGAACACTGATCCGGACTCTCCGTTCTCTTACCCGTCGCGTGGCCGGTGGATTACGCGCACGTTGGATGGGGTGGAGACGCCGGACGGAACCGAACTCGAGGTTGTGGCGTTCTTGGAGGACAAGGCCCGTCGAGCGCTGATTGCGGCATCGTCGCCACAGGCCACGGTGGAGGTGTCGTGCTTGCCGATCCCGGTGCGTTCTGGGGATGTTGTGCGGTTCAAGAATGTTCCTGCTGGGATTGATGCTCGGCATGTTATTACGTCGATTGACTTGGGCGCTTTCCCGTTGGGCGTGATGAAGTTGAAGCTGACTGAAATGGTGGTGCTGTAGTGGCTTTCATGTGGGGAACAGTCACAGGGGTGAGCCCGTTGCGGGTGCGACTCGATGGAGATACTTCCGCGGTTCCAGTGACACCGGACTCGTTGGTTGATCCGTTGACGTTGGTAGCTGATGACCGGGTTCGGGTGGAGCTCTCGAACAATCGTCTGGTAGTGCTGGGCAAATCGGGCGGCGCTGGTGTTCCCTCGGGCGCGAGCATGGACTTTGCTGGTTCTGTCGAACCCGCTGGTTGGTTCTTTGAGGACGGGCGTTCGTTGCTTCGCTCGGCATATCCGAGTCTTTACGCTGCTATAGGAACGACTTACGGGGCAGCCGACGTTGACCACTTCAACATTCCCAACCAGAAGGGTCGAGTTTCCGTGACGCGCGACCCGGCCCAGACCGAGTTCGACACGCTCGGCGAAACCGGCGGCGAGAAAAAACACCAGCTAACCATTGGTGAACTTGCTTCGCACAGACACAACAACCCGATTGCCGTTGTCTATAACGGTAACGCGAGCGCAAACCGTTCTAGTTTCGCCACGAACAGCCCGTTTTGGAGTATGGCCGACCCGAACAACGCAAGCGCGGCAACAGGTGGCGACGAACCGCACAACAACCTCCAGCCGTACATTGTTCTAAATACCATCATCAAAATCTAGGGGGAATCATGGCAGACACAACAGCACAACACATGGCAGCACGCGACGACGAAGACCTCACCGCGCGGCTTGTCGCGGTCGCTGAGCAAGCGAGCATCCCGAACCCGGCGAGTTTCGTCAAGTCGAACATCGGGCGTTTAGTCTCGACAGAAATCGACACAGCAACAACGCTTACGTCGGTACATGCTTACGCCACGGGACAATATGAAATCGCGGTCGCAGCACTTCCACCCCGGCCGGGAGTGAACCCGGCTGCGGTCACAGATACCCAACTCGCGGCGGCAGTTCAAGCTGTGTGGGAACCCAACCCGTAGTCATTTCCCAAGAAAATCAGGCTTGAGTCGTAAGATACCTGCATGAGCAATCCAGACGAAGATATTCCAGACTATGGCTCGACCCCCGGCGGAAACGGCGGTGGGAAGTGAACGGCTTAGAACTCACCGAGAAGGCTCTTGACCTGTGGAACGACATCCACCCCGGAGAGTCTTTGTACTTGCAGTGCCAGCGCATGAGTTGGTACTTCCAGTGGGCCTATCAAGGTGACGAGAACATCGTCACTTATGGCACTGCGCTGAAGGCTGCGAAAGCCTCGAAGATGTTCACCACGAAGGTGAACGATCCGTCGATCAAGGCTGGCGACGAGTTGTTTTGGGACGTCGGAACCGATGGAGACGTTGCCACTTGTGTTGGCCGATCTTCGACGGGGCGGGTGCTTGTTGCTGCTACTGCGAAGTCAGGCGACACCGTGAAGAGCCTGAGTAATCATGTTGTGATTCGTCATGCTGATACTCAGCCTTGGCCGTTCCTTGGGGCATCGCGGGCGAACGGTAAGAACAAGCCAAAGTCGGGCATTGTTGACTGGCCGGTTGCTGAGTTGGAAGGGCACCAGCGTCGGGTTGCTCTCGACATCCCGGCGAATGGTCGGTTGGATGCGACCAAAGCTTCCGCAGTCGTCAACTCGATTGCTGGTCTGGACTTTGGCAACTTCGACGGCTGGAAGCGGGGCGAGTCGATTGACGGAAACAACGTATGGTTCCGTGGTGCCTACTCTGGGAACTTCTGGTGGTCGGGCAGTTTCACCGATACCGGCACGCATGATCTTGCTGACCTGAACGAAGCGACGATCCCGGCGGGCGAGGTGGGTGTGCCTGTTGTGGAGCTCCCGCCTGCACGCGATCCCGATATGGTTCAGCCGACTGCGGCGGACTTCCCGTCGTGGATCAAGTTCGACGTCAAGCGGAACGTTCACGATAACCGTTCGGCGATCAACGCTGAGGCCCGCGCATATTACTCGGGCAAGGGTCAGGATGATGACTACTACCCGGTGAAGCAGATCGCTCACTGGTGGGGCTCACCTGATGCTGGGTACACGCATGACGGTGTGGTTGGCACGCTGACCGGGAAAGCCGACTACTCGGTGCACTTTGTTGTGTCCGGTGGCCGGATCACTGAAGTTCAGCCGTTGGAGCTTGTGGCGTACACCACGGGCTCGGCGTCGATGCAGTCGTGGTCGACGGAGAATGATCCGCTGCTCACTGACCTCGGATACCGCACTCTGGGCTTCCTGACGTACTTGATGGAGAAGTTGAACCCTCGACTAAAGGGTCAGGCAATCGGTCGCCACAATGAGGCACTGAACGTCTCGACGGGCAAGACGTTCCAGACGTCGTGCTCCGACATCGACACGTCGCTGGTTCGCGAGTATGCGGATATGTTCGCGCTTGGTGTGCTGGACCCGACGACGGGTGTGGCGCCGGTCGTTGACTCGACGGGGCCGAATCCGACGACGCCGACAGCGCCGACAGTGCCGGCAGAGCCGACGACGCCTAGTACGTCGCTCTCGATCAAGGGTCTGATCGCTTCGGCTATCGCGATCCTCGGTGCGCTGCTTGCGGCTCTCTTGGATAACGGCTGGTCGTAGCGATGACTCGCGTTTGCGATCTTGACCCTGCGCTAGAGGCTTCCTTTGTTCGGAAGTCTCTGATCCGTCCTGCACGGAAAAAGCCACTGCTGCTAAAGCGGTGGGAGGCCGAAGCGACGATGGAGCAGTCGTGGTTTATTCGGTGGGCGCGGAGTCAGGTTGCAGCGTATCGACTGGGCATGGTGCTGATGTACCTTGCGATTATCTACTTCGGCGGGACGTCGTTCTCCTTTGGCGTTCCGTTGTGGGAGATTGCGGCACCGGCAGGGTGGTCAAAGCTTTGGTCTGCTGTTGTGATGATCGGTGGGATGATTGCGGCGGTCGGCGCGACTCGGGCAGGCCACGAACCGTTGACTCAGACGATCCGGATTTTCAATCGTGTGGAGTTGGTCGGAGCGATCATGTTGTTCTTGGCCTTGTCCTCGTACTCGGGCTCACTGCTTTACTACGGCTATTTTCTCTCCGATGATGCTCGTGCCACTGTGGGCTCGGGCTTCCTTGCGTTGGGCATCCACCCGGCAACGCGCATGGCTTGGCTGCTTCTGTATCCGTTCAAGAAGGTCAAGAATCCGCCGGGAGGCTCCACGAATGTCTGATCCAACGTTGGCCCCGATCGCCACTGGAATTGCGTCTGTGATCGTAGCCGCGTTGGGAGCGACGGGGTTGATTATCCGCCGTCGGCAGGATGCTCGTGATGCGAAGTCTGCCGCAAAAACGAGCAAAGAGATTACCGAGAAGGATGGTTACGCTGAGGTGCGTTTAGCTCGGGCTGAAGCCTCCCGTTACTACACGTTGTATCGGGAGTTCCAAGAGGTCTATTTCGTGACGATGACGGCACTTCGGCATTTGGTCCGGAAGTTGCATGAGTCTGATCCGGAGTTTGATCTGCCTCAAGAAATTGTGGATGCTCTCGAATTGAAAGCGCCCGATGATGACGACAAGTAGTCGTCTTGACAGAAAGTAGGTGTTTGATATGGACGCTGGAATCCCAGTGTTTGATTTTGCTAGTCCGTGGGTTGCAATCATCCAGATTGTGCTCTTCTATGTTCTGCCTCGTGTGGTGGGGCTTGTCTCCGATGTGAATGCTTCAGCGCTTGCTAAGGGTCTGTTCCTCGGTGCGTTGTCGGTGCTTGCTTCGGCTCTGACGTTCTTGCTCGATGTGGCCGTTGCTGATGCGTGGGCGGCTCTTGACTGGACGGCGTTTATCAACGTTGTGGTCAATGCTGCGATTACGTGGGTGTTGGCTCAGCAGGTGTTTGATCGGATCATCAAGCCGTCGGGTCAGGCTGCTTCTGACTCTGCTCACGGTGTATCGTTGATTCCGGCTGCTGCTCCTGTGACGGGGGTTTCAGAGTAGGAGCCTCTTCGGATGGTTCGGCCCTTGGCTTTCGGGTAGCCAAGGGCCGTTCTGCGTTTCGGGAGTCTAATCTGCTTGACATCATGTGGGACGCTGGCTAAAGTTGAATCATCCGATACAACCACTGGAAAGGTTCCACTATGAACGCCACCGACACTCCCCGCTTCTCGAAGGTGATCTTCGCTGAAGGTCGCACCACTCGTATCTCGGCTCAGACAGCCAGCCGCGACTTCACTGCGAAGATCGTTCCCGGCGAATACGTTCTCGAATATCTGAACGGTCGTCAGTACCCCTTGCAAGACGGCCAGTTCCCCTACTACGTTCAGGCGCGAGTGCAGATCGAGTGCCCGGAGCGCGTCGAGTCGACCGTCGAATTTGGTGCGGAAGTTGTCCCCGCGAGGACTCAGGATCACACGATGCGTTGGTACGCGCACGAGGTCGAGAACGAAGGCCGCGACGAGCGCCTACAAGGTGCGTTCACTCGTTGCTGCGACGGCACCGGCTGGACTGGGAACCCCCGCGAGCGTTGCGCCGACCACTATGACATCCCGTCGTACGACTTCGAGGAGGTGTCCGCGTGAGCGACATCACGAGTTACGAGACGATCCCTGAAGGTTGGGAGCACGAGGTCGCGGAACCTGACGTCGGCATCATGGCTGACGCGATGACGCACCTCCCTTGTCTTGACTCGAAGCACGAGGGTGCCTGTGATGTGACCGGGGGCGAAGCTGGCGATCGGTTGCCTCGCGGGATGCAGAAGTTCTCGGAAGTCTGGACTTGCCGCGACTGTGGAACCGCTGAGACGTTCCACACTGAGGTGTTTACTGCTTGGGACGAACCTGATTATGACAAGGACGTGGAACTGTGAACGTCAAGCAAGGTAGACTGCAAGAAGTAGCTGGTTTGGCCCTCGTTGGGGTCGGATTGGTTGTTCTGTTCCATTGGGCTCTCTTTACGGAGACGCTGCGGAACGGACAGCCGCTATTGAGCGTTTTGCTCGTGGTGGTAGGAGTTTTGATACATCGAAGGAGCAATAGTGGCTGACAAGCACGCCGGGGTTGTGGCTCGGCTCAAGAAGTCGATCGCCAAAGTCGACGCGGCCCAGTCAGACCGGGACCGTTTGATCGTTGAGGCGGTGAAAGAGAGCGTGCCTGTGCCGCAGATCGCAGCAGCCGTTGGCCTGTCTCGGGCTCGGGTGTACCAGATCATGTCGGACCAGCCCAAATGAGTTGGGTAAATCCGACGAAGGGGTGGGGCAACCCGAAGTCGGTGTCGTTCGAGAAGCGGCACGTTCGGATGGTGGTTGTCGATCATCACCGGCTGAAAGTTCATCGTGTGCTCGCCCCCGTGGTGGAGCGCATTCTCCTCGACCTCGCCGCGCAAGGCTTGACGGCTCAGACTGAGGGTTGGACTGCTGGCGGTGACGGTCGAGAGTTTCGCATCGTTGTCGACGGCATGGGTCCGGATCGGACGAACGCTGCAATGCTCGCGTATGGCTTTGGGCCGTCGGGAGCGGAGAACACGTACCGTTGGCTCGCGGAGAGCCCGCCGGAAGAGGCTGAGGCTTCGCCACAGGCTCCTGAGAGCGCGAAAGTGGTCGAAAGCTTCCCAGTACCCACGGCAATCGTTCCGGAGGCTCTGACGGGCGACGACAGGCTTGGTTCTCGTGATCTGGCCGTTGGCGACATCGGGATCGACGTGCTGACGCTGCAAGTGTTCCTGAGCGCACCCCGCACCGGAGTTTACGATCTGGACACCGAAGCTGTCGTCAGGCGGTTCCACGAACGCAAAGGGTTCCTCTCGGATGGGTCGATGCCGCTGTCGGCACAGCGCTGGATCATCCCTGAGACAATCGAGCGTTTGCGGACAGGGGCAGCAGGGCTCACTGTCATTTTGTTGTCGGCGGCGTTGATCGCGAAGCAAGTGCTGCCGATTGATTCGGAGGTAGAGTCTCGATACACGGTCGCTCTGGCGAACATCGTTCGGGACTACCGTGAAAGCATTGGCCTGCCACGGTCAGAGGTTGTCGATTCGCCAACGTGGGCATCGTTGGTGGATCAGCCACGAAGTTAGAATGAGAGAAGCCCCCCGGCCTCGGCAGGCGCGGGGGGCATATAAGTCGATTGCGAGCGACGGTTCTAGTGTAGTGCATTAGACCGTCAGATAGGACGGTTCGGCATGACCGTAAACCGAGTTCCAGAAGTTCCGTTTGCACAGATCGCGAATGCGATGCTCCGAGACGTCAGGTTGTCGTACAAAGCACGTGGGTTGCTGGCGATGGTCTTGTCGAATACTGGGGACTGGGATACCCCGCGAGAGTGGTTAGTTTCTCAGTCGGAGAAGGACGGTCGAGAGTCTGTCCAGTCTGCTCTGAACGAGTTGACAGAGCTTGGGTATCGGCGGGTGACGCGAGGCAACAACCCGGAAAATGGCTTGTTTCAGACCATCGTGGAATGGTCGCATGAGCCTAACCAGTGGGACCGACCGACGGGAAACCCGACGGACGGACAAACCGACGGTCGGAAAACCCGTCGGACAACAGAAAACAATCCAGAACACTATTCCGTAACTAAAGTTACGGCGGAATCGGCTCAAACGTTGATTGCTGAGTGGATTGATCATTGCGCTTCTAGACCCCCCGGCAGAGTGATCGGGCAGGTAGCGAAAGAGGTCGGGGCGCTCCTCGGAGAAAGCATTCCCTACGAGACGGTTCGCGAGGGGCTTGGTCGTTGGCATCGGCTCTCTTTGCATCCGTCTGCTGTGGCTTCAGTCGTGAATGAAGTGTTGAATCCGGCAACGGCGTCGAGGGGCAAGAATCCGTCGACAGCGATACAGGCAGGCAAGAGTCTCGTGGAGCGGTTGGAGGCGGAAGCTGCGGCTCAGTCTCGGATGATCGAGGGCGCACGATCGTGAATCTGATCGAAGCGGCGAAGTTCTTGACAGTCTCGTCGGCGATGACGGGCCGGGTGGCCGACGAAGATCAAGCGGAGGCATGGTCGGTGATTCTCGATGACATATCACTCGGTGATGCTTTGGCTGGCCTACGGGCTCACTACCGGGCTTCACGCTTCCCGATAATGCCCGCCGATATTGTCGATCAAGTCGGCCAACTAAAGGTCGCTACGGAGCGGGAAGAGCACCGGGAAGCGATCACCTCGAAGCGTCGAAGCCAGAACGCTGCACACCGCAGGGAACTGTTGGCGAAGTCGGGAGCTCTGCGCGACACTGATCTGTTGTGGCTGGTGGTTGGCTGGAACGGTGATGACGAGGCGAACGATCCGCTGGCGACGACGATCACGTCCACGAGCATAGAGTAGGGTGCAAGCATGAAACCTTCTAAGGATCGTCTTGCTGCTGAGGTCGCTGCTGCGGCTGGCCGCGCTGATGTTGCTGCTGCCGCGTCGAAGTCGACTCGAACCCGGCGGGATGCGACTATGGCGCGTGCTCACCGGGACGGCTTGTCGTATGCGGAGTTGCAGGCTGCGACGGGACTCACGAGAACGGGTGTCTACAAGGCTTTGTCGTCGGCTGCTGGTGGGTCGCTGAAATCAGTGTCGACAGACGAGCCGATTGTCGACTAGACTGGACTCACGCAAGTTGGTCGAGCGGTGGTATCCCGTTTAGGTTTCGTCGCTGTTGTCCTGATCGGGTTTCTAGGTTCCTTTCCAGCCGCTTGCGTATATCCCCCGGTGCAACCGCGAAAGCAACCGCACCGGGGGATTCTCTTTGTCTAATCTGCTTGACATCGGCGGGAACGTATCGCTAAAGTTGAATTATACGAAACACCACCTCTGGAAAGGTTCCACAATGAACGCAGTAACCGAGACTCACACCGTTGAACTCACCGACTACAACGGCCTCGACATCGTGACCGAAATCAACGCGGCAATCGCCAGCGACCTCGTAGTCACGATCAACGGCGACACGGTGAACACGCGATTCGGTCGGAAGGTATCCCACTGGGGAACCGGAAGCGTCAGCTTCGAGGTCGACTCAAAGCGTGGAAGCGTCAACACTCGCACGATGTGGTTGAAGCCGGGTCGCACGATCAACTGGACCTCGACCCCTCTCGCTCCTCGCGCCTAACGGCCTCCGGAAAGGAACCCCGTAATGCAAATGTTGCCGCCGTCAGTGTTCATCCTGACGGGACCGGCCACCGCCGAAACTTCTGAGGGGTACCGAATCCGGTACCCGTCGGGGGCTCGGTTTGTGGCGGACCCTGTGTCGTTGGGATACCTCCCGTTGGATCGTGGCACTCGCCGGTCGATGGGCGAGAGGTACGCCAAGGCGGTCAGGCTCTCGGTCAAAGCTCCGCTTGCCAAGACAATCGGGTTGCGCGAGCACCTTCTGTACCTCGGCGGGCCGGGAGCGGTTCCGCATCTGGGCAACCGGCACCAAGCGGACTGGGCCGACATCGAAGGGTTCGTCGTGATGTACGACGGTGGCCGGTATAGGTTCGACCCGAATCGCCGCCGGGACTATTGACAAACCAGCTTGACACTTTGTGAGACGTTCGCTAAAGTTGAATCATCCGATACAACCTCTGGAAAGGTACCCAATGTCTGCACTCACTGTTCACGGAATCGACTACAAGTCGAAGGACGCGATCCGCGACCGCATCAAAGAGCTTCACAGCCTGAACAGCCAGTTGGGAGCCAGCGACGGTCGAGTGACCGAAATCGACGCTCTCTTCGATTGCCTGAAGCGCAACCGCCCGCAGGCACCAGTGTTCTCGATCTACTACCGGACAGCCACCGGCAAAAAGGGCCGGAAGGATTGTGACAGCCGCGAGAAGCAGGCCCGCTTCATCCGGACCACGCCGCACGCCGTTACGTTCTTCAGCTAAAGAGTTTCGGCTGATACAGCCGCAAAGAGGTAACTACACAAGTAGTAGCCCGTGGGCCGAGCGTTTTCTTGGTGTCTTATAAGTCTCGGCCCACGCATTACCCCCCCCCAAGT